CTGAACCATCATTTGAACTAGAAAGTACTGAGCCTGCAGCAGATAGTAGAAAATCAAAATTTACACAGCAGACCCCAGGTAATGTTGATGGAAGCATAGAAACAAAAACTTTTTCATACCAAAAGAAAAAAAATAGTTCAGGTGCTTATTATTTAGTCTTTGATGAAAATGAAAATCCTATAACAAGAGACAAAGATTTTGGTATAAGCTTTAATGATGATCTGCTTGCAAATCCTAATCTAATAAATGAAAACACTAAAGTATACGTAAGACCTTTTGAAACTCCTTACTTCAGAAACGAAATAGCAAATAATCCAGGTCGTAATCCTTCCAATGATTATATGGAGATTCCAATGATCTTGTATATCGAACATGAAGGAAATAAAGTAGCAGTAGGTATATTAAAAGCAGCTAATACAACAGAAGAAGAACAACAAATTCGAAATGCTATATTTCAAAATTGGACTAAAACTAACAAAGAGGGTTATACAGTAGCGAACTTAGTACCCACAGACGAAGATGTGTTTATAAATTTCACAGGTGGTCAAAATCTAAGAAACGTAAGAGATGATCAGAATAAACCAGTACTTAAACCTGTAGCAGAAAGATGGACATCAGCATGGCAAGACGATGGAGAAGGAAACATTGAATTCTACACAGATGAAGATGTGGAGCTTAAATTTGGATATGTAAATAAACCATTAGAAGGAGCACCACAAATAATAATTCCACAAGAAGGAACTTCTAACTTATCAAGGGAAGCAAAGGTTCTTAGACCAGAAAGAAGTGAAGCAGGTCAAATATACGGTGTTATTTTAAATGGTAATGGACAATATATTTTTCCAAAACTATCGACATCACAAATAAGTGAAAAAGCAGCTAAAGTAATAAGCGATATTTTAAATCAGGATAAAGTTTCCAAACAAGATGTTGAAGCAATACAAGAAATTATATTCACTGAATACGAAAATTCAGACATAATAGAAGCTATTGCAAGCTTAACAAATGTTCCTGATAATAGAAATATTGACCCTATTATTAGAATAGCTTGGAATCACACTAAAAAAAATGCCTATATCCAATTTATACATAATGATAAGGTTTATAGTGTAGATGTAAACGATCTAAAAGATGATGAACCTGCAAGTCTAAGAAGAAAAAAAGTAGTAGTAAAAGAAAATGCAGCTGCTAATAAAAAGGAACAATCACTTTCAACAGAAGGTATAGATGCTAAAGTCATATATAATGAGTTAGGTGTGCATCCACTTGTAATAATTAATGAAATTATAAAAAGAAAAAAATACAATGTTCGAAGAGAAAGTCTAAATGACTTTACAGAGGAATATACAAGTCGTGTTACTGGTCAAGTATACAAAAACTATAATGACTATATATCTGGAAGAAAAGATCAAAACGGAAATCCAAACAATGAAATCAATAATAAAAGAGCAATTCTACAAACCGACATACAACCATCGAGTGAAGGAAATTACTTCTATGATTTACAATTACAAATCACAATCAAAAAGGAAGAAGTTCAGGAAGAAGATGCCGAAGTTAAGGAAGAAAGTAGAATGCCAGAGGATCTTGAAGAACCAGAGGATAAATATGATAAATTCGCAAAAGGAAAGAACTTATTTGGACTTGGAAAGGACCCATCTGAGAATCCATCTGGAACTATAGGAGGCATACCTTCAATGTCACCTAGAGGAAGATTCAATATGTTCCTTAACAAATTCAATATTCAAATATCAGGGTTTAGCTCGATAAGACCAGGAAAGGTAGATCCAGTAACAGTAAAGCAATTTAAGAATGAAGCTAAAATATTTGGACTGGAAGGAAGAGTATCTACTAATGGGTCATTGTATCTGTATGATCCATCAACAAAAAAAGCGTTAGTAAAAGATAACAGTCCATCAAATAATCCTAACTTTAAATTGAAATTGAGTAGAGTAAAACCAATTAAGACGGATTACCCTTATCAAACTACACGTACTAAAAATGGAAGAACAATATTCCAACTTGGAATAACTCCTATTGAATGGGCGACTACTCCCGTTAAAGAAAAAGAAAACATTATAAATTGTAACTAATGGCATTAGGTTGTATAAACATATTATCCCCTGACTTTTTAGATCTCAAAAAACAAACAGGGCTTAACGAGCATATTTTAGCTGCTAAAATAAAGTCTTGGCAAGATCGTAATAAGCGTGAGTTAGATGAATTTCCTACAGCTGATGATTTAGGATACATTGCTAGGTACAATTTCAGTAGCGATATAGATACAAATACTATAAACTATAATCTTAAAGTTGTAGATGCCCTTTTAAAAATATCCGAAAATAGAAAAACAATACGTCTAAATACAAAAGACAAGCCTTACATAGAAGAAAACCTTACTAAAGCTCTAGCCACATCTGTACCTAAAGCTCAGATCAAAATGGTATTTGATAAGCTTAGAGAGAAAGGTGTAACAAGCATGCCTGTTGATCAATTGATCACTGATCTATTAGCTGAAAATAGTTTTGCTATTGAAATTAGCACTGCTGTTGAGTATACTAAACGTGATAAAGCTTCGGGAGTAGAAACATTTATTTCAAATGGGTATGTGTATAGCGGAGTTCAAGGCATATATAATAGATATAAGTTAAAAGACAGTTCTTTAGAAGATAGTTCTGAGTCTAATGTTGATTTTGATACAGAAGAAACTATTTCTGAAACTGATTTTGAAACAGCTAAGAAAACAGCAGTTGGTTTTAAAACACCTAGTCGACATTTTGATTATGTAAACATTACAGGAGGTGAAAATTATAGAGAAAATGCTATTAGAACTCCTGGTATTCTAAATATTTCTTCTGGTCTAGGTAGTCATATTACAGACTTTAGTGAGGGTATACCTGATATGTTAGGTTGGTTTAGAAGCGACGATAGAGCTATGATATCAAAAGCTAAATTAGCATCTGAGCTTACAAAAGATCTAAAAGATAATTTAGTAGTACAAATAACAAATGGTAAAATAACTGTACTTGATAGTTGGGAAGATGCAGATGAGTCTGAACATCTAGATCAAATAATGGAATACCCCAATGTATTTGATAGTTCAGAGTTATACAATGGAAAATTTGTAGTTGATAAATCAGTTATTGAAGAAGCTGTAGGATCGGGATACACATTAGATTCCGTAGAAGTATCCGAAGACGCTTATACACGTAGAATACTAGAACTACAATCTTATTTATTTCAGGAAAATAGGGATAAAAGTAAGTTAACTAAGCAAGAGTATAAAAAAGGTGATAAGGTTTTCGTAAACGGTGAAGCATATATATTTGGTAAAAAAGCTATACCTTCTACTGGACTTGAACCAAAAATATATTTACATCATGTAAACAATACTACTCAGCAAAAATATGATTTAATAGTAGACCCAAGTTCTGTGACTTCTACCAGTAATCAATTCCTACAACTATTAAACACAGACAATAACTGGGTAACATTCTTTGTTAAATCTATACTACAAGATAGTGCTAGAAGAGGGTATGAAAAAGTATTATTTCCTACAGGTAGAACTGCTGCTAAAATTGAACAACACGTTCCTCTTAAAGACCAATTAACAACACTAGAAGAACAAATTCAAAAGCTTAGTGATTTTGATAAAGCAAAATTACAAGAAGAACTTAAACAAACTCAAATAGAGGTTAAAGAAAAAGAAGATGAGATTGCAGAATTAGAAGAAAAAATGCAAGCTCTTGTAGATAAAGCTGAGTTTGGATTTCAAGAGATTTATGTAAACGTTGAAGGATATGACAATGCAAGAATACAGCATACAGATAGCCCTGCTAGAAAAGGTAATGACACGTATCTTGCACTACTTCCTGAAAACTATAAAGGTTACTATATCTATGCCTATAATGTAGGAAGGGACAGGGACAATAATGCATTTCCTCCAATTGTACCTTCAAAAGTTGCAATACCTATTACAGATGAAAAAGCTTTAGAATATTATGAAGCTGAAACTCATACTATTCTTAAACTTAATGTACATGATAGACAGGAGTATCTAAACCTTAAAAATAAAGTTGATTTTCTCTCACAGGAAGGTAAAATTATACAACTTAAAGACAATATTAAAAACTTTGAAGTAATAAAGCGTTCAAATGAAAAAAGAATAGAAGAGTACAGAAATGAGAAAGCTGATCTGTTAAAAACTGGTCCCCCTATTGAAAGTTTTTATGAAAACCGTGTAACAAATACTTTGAATAAAATTTTTGGTAAAAGTAATGTCAAGAAAATTACTGATGAACACAGTAATACCTGGAATGAAGTTAATGTAGGAGAAGAACAATTAGCAGATGTAGCATTTAGTAGAAAACCAGTAACATCAGCATTTAGAATTTCAAAAACCAAAAGTGGTCAAAAAGAATATGACCTGGATAAAAAACCAAAAGGTGAGTCTACTGAAGTAGAACTCGTAATTGATCCTTCAAGAACACTCGATATTACAGAAGCTCAAGAAAGTGGAATAGCTACCAATGACATGCTTATATATGAGCAGATATTAAGAGAGGCTAAGTATGAGTACGATTATGTTACAAGTGATACATACAAGCAAATGTCACCATTATCTCGTGATGAAGATATAGGTGCTATTGTAGCTAAGAAAGCATTAGAGAAAGGATATGAAGGTGTAATACAATACAAATCGCCTTATGCACCAAATGTACAAGCAATACGAGATAAAGGACGTAAGTACACAAAGTTTGGTTCATTAAATCCTAATCAGATAGATCTGGATGATGCTAAACAATGGCTTGAATCAAGAGGTCTTTCTTTTGATATGGCTCAACAAACCATTGAAATAGCTAAAGGAATGCCTCATGGTGTAGAAGGATTATTCTCAGAAGGTGTTATTTACTTATCTAAGTACGCAACCAAGGGTACAGAATATCACGAAGCATTCCATGCAGTGTTCAGAATGTTTCTTACAGATGAGCAACAAGATGCAATACTTGCTGAATCTAAAAAGCAACGACCTGTAAGTCAAGAAGAACTTGATGAGCTTGAGGAAGCAGGATACTTTAGAATAGGAGATGATGGAAAGATCTATAAGAACATTGATGTAAAGGCACAAGGAAAAGGTAAACCTACAATTATTACTGGAGAAGAGTTAGAACGATTAGTTCTTGAAGAAAGACTTGCTGAACAATTCAGATCTTACGTAATATCAAATCAAAAAGTAAAATCATTAAGTGAAAAAATACAAAAGTTCTTTAGTGATCTATGGAAGTATATCAAATATTACTTCTCAAACAAGATGACAATCGACAGATTGTTCTTCAATATTGACAAAGGTAGAATCAATAAAAAGAATCTCAATATGAGATTTGCTTCTAAGGGAGCAGCTGCTTCTTTTAGTAGAAATGAAAGTAAACTATACAACAAATTCAGCGATAGTCAAATAGAAAATATCATAAATGACATAAACAGTTATTTCATTTCACTCAATAAACAATTCCCTGAAGATTCACCTAATGATCTGTACTCTGCTATAAGAAGACAAATTAAAAAAGGAATATTCGTAAAAAACAATAATCTGCTAACATCAAAAGAAGCAAGTTTTCATATTGAAAACCTAAAAATGTTACTTGATGATGATCTCAACATAACAAAAGAGTTTCAAGATTATATGACCAATAATAATTTAGTCTTCCGTCAACACAACGGTATTAAAATTGGTAAAACCTTATTGTTTACCGATTTATTATGGGAAGATGCTTCAGCAGAATACGGTAACATAGAAGACCGTGGTATTCTATACAAAGCAAAAATTGGACTACAAAGATTTGGATACAAAGTGTATGGTGATGAAGTAAGTATTCATGAAGATCAAGATGATATAGATGAAAAAATATACGATAAGTCACACCTTGAAGAGAATAGAAAAGACACTCTATCAAAAGATATAAAAGAGTTCTTAACATTTATTCCAGTATTGGTCAAAGACAGCAATGACCAATTTGTTAAAAAAGTAGGAATACTTGGTGCGGATGTTTATTACAATTTTGACGAACTATACTCCAATATTGCTTTCTCACTTACAAATAGTAAGAGTTATGATCACATGATCAAGAACCTTGAACTAAGATCTAATAATTTTCCAGAGTTAAAATCTGTATTAAATGAGTTAAAGTCAAAGCAGAAAAATGAAATGTTCAAATCAAAATTCTATTCTGCAATGGCAAATACTTATAACAACTTCATTGGGGCCATTGAAGAAGTAATGTTAGATGCTAATGGTACGAAAGCTGGAATAAGAGTAAGATACTATAACTCGAATTTAAATAATGTTGAAAAGAAGTTATTGAAAAGATGGAAAAATAACTCTAGAGCAAGTGACGGTACAGGCTTATTAACTAATTCTGATGAAAATGAATTAGTGATAAATGAAGACATTTTAGATAGACTCAATGATACATCTGAAGATTCAATAGGTAATGTACTAATGAATTACTATAACAGAAGAAAGAGATCATTAAATAGCATTCCATTAGATGAAGAAATAGATGCAATAGCTGAATTTGCAAACCTATTAGGTATGGATATACCAAGAGAAACTTTTGAGTTAGCTTTTAACAACGGAATAATAATTAAAAATCAACCTATAAAAGGCTATGATCTATTTGGATATCTTACTGGTGGCGCTTCAACTGTAGATGACGCACTAAAATTGAAACTGTACGAAAAAGCAAACGACAATACTCCCGTAGCTACTTTAGTAAAAGAGGATGCGAATGGATACATAATGGATCCTTATACAGAGTATGTAAGCGTAATAAAGAAGTTTGCACTGTTAAGTGCTTCTTTTGAGAGAAACGCCCACGGATCATTTATAAATGCAGCAAATAAAAGTACATATCCAATAAATACAAATACTACACTTGACAGAATAATAAATGCTGCAAAAACATACGATTCTAAATCTACAGAGTTTTGGGATGAATGGCTCAGACAGTTCAAAGAAGATCCTTTTTACATGCCAAGTAGAGGATCTAGCAATAGAGATAAAAGAAAGTATGATAGCATATTAATTAGTGAGATTTTAAACAGCACCTCAACATTTATCAATGACATGCTTGAAATCTCAGATTTCGATGCATACAAAAAGAGAAATGAATTTGTAACTAAAAATACATTTGAATTACTTTCTGACAAATTATCATTAATTCATAGATTAAACGCTTTCGGTAATAATGGTAACGCAAATGAAATGCTTATTGTATTACCTACCCTTGCAGATAGAACTAGAATGATGATGCTTAGTTTGCCAAGACTAAGTCATTATTTTACAAACAATGATGGGTATACGTTTACAAATACAAATAAACTACAAGACAAGGATGGGAACTATTCAATTTTCATGAGGTATGTAGTGCAGGATATACTTGATGCACAGAATGGTGAAAAAATGACTACTAGAATAAAGAATTATGATAAAAATCATAAACTCTTTAGACAACTTCCATACCTGAATGAAACAGAAGCAGGTAAAAAATTAATGGAATATGCTCTTGCTAATCCAGATGCCCAGCTTACAAATCCATCTGAAGAAGTAAGTAAACTACTTGATCAAGTACAGCTCGAAATAAATAAATACGTTGAAAATGAAATTCAGCAAAAAACAAGAACGTATAAAACAACAGTAGGGAAAAACATATCTGATGAGGTTTTAAACATATATGAGAAAAAAGGAAGAGGTCAATCTGATTTAAGTAAAAATGAAAAGAAATCAATGTTCATAAAAGATTATATAGTGAACACAATGATCTTTGAAGCTGAAATCATAAAACTAACTTCAGGTGATCCTGGTCTATATAAAAATAGCCTTAAAGGCGATGAGCAAATAAATACTTTAGAAAATGAAAGTAAACGATATGGTAGTTTAGCTACACCTGGAACTGAATTTAGGATACAAGATGCTCCTGATAGCTATGGTAGTAAACCAAAATATACAATAGGTGTAATAAATGATATTTTCAGAAAGAATGAAACACTTCTAGAATCACTTGATAAGATAATAACTGATAAGCGTGTACTAGACGTATACAAAGAAGGAAACAAAAAACAAGGTTCAAATGTAGCAGATGGTATGGGGATAACCACTCTTGAATATTATAGAAGTATTTCTAGAGGTAATGGTACATGGGGCGATAAGAACGGTGTCAAAGAACAAGCATATCAAAACTATAAAAAAAACGGAGGAAGATTTGTAGATAACAAAGGAAGGCAAGTAAAACTTAAACCATTAAAGACATATTCTGACGGATTATACCTAAAGGATTTTGGTAATGGTGTGAAAAAAGTAGTTAGGATAATGGTTAAGCATTCAACCTTTCCATTACTTGCTGAATTTACAAAGGGTACGGGATTCGATAATATTAGAATGCGAATGGAAAAATCAGGTCCATTTGAAAAAATTGAAAACATTAGTCCTATAGATGAAATAAATATGGATTCTGCAATAAAGTCAGGATTGCACAACGCCATAGATCTCGAATTAGATAATGATGGTAATCCTTCAATAGAGTCACTATCTAAAATGCAAGGAATAGAACTGGATACACATTTCTTAAGAATGCCTCAGATAATTCCAGATACTGCAAAAGAATCAAGAATAGGTTCACAGTTCATGAAATTATTAATCACAAACCTCAAAAAGAATTTTGATAACCCATATGTAGTAGGAAATACAGTATTAACTGGTAAACAACTTTATGACATATATGGTGAGCTAATAGAACAGCAACTTGAAATGGGTGTAGATAAAGTATTCAGTGATTTTGGAATACCTAAAAATGAAAAAGGTCAATATGACTTAGACGGTGTGTTTAATTCTGCTGATAAGACATTGGCAATGTTAAAAAACATAAGAAAAGTACTCAATAATTCAATAGAGGAAAGAGAGCTACCTGACACATATCTTAAAGCATTGAATATTGTAAAAGTTGAAGAAAGTAATGAAAAAGATTATGACTTTGCCAGTCCTTTAGCTATGCCCGTATTTGCAGAAAAATTTGCCAATATAATATTAGCTATATGTAAAAGAGGATTCATGAGAATCAACATTAATGGGCAAGGTCTTGTGCAAATAGCAGAGATAGGTAAGGTCAAAACAGACGAAGAAGGTACTCATGGACTTAAGTTTATACAAGGAAAAGAAGAAACAGTAAGTGCTAGTGCAGTAGAAAATGTGGTTAAAGATGTAGATGAAGAAACAGGGAAAGAAACTTTCTATGAAAAGATTGTACAATACAATGATGAATACTGGACTGTAAAAGAAAAAAGAGGCGATAAAGTAAAAATTCAAAAAATAATTAGTGCGGAGATTGCCATGCCTTGGGAGTTTGCACAACGTCTTAATCTACCAAAAAATAAAAATGGTGAGTATGATATTAGTTCAATTCCTAAAGATGTATTAACGCTTATCGGATACCGTATACCTACACAAGGTAAGAACTCAATGCTACCGTTAAAAATAGTTAAGATACTCCCTAAGTCGATGTCAAAAATGATAATGGTTCCTGCAGAGATCACTACTCAAATGGGATCTGACTTTGATATTGATAAACTATTCACAATGATACCTAATCTAAAGGTAAAAGGTACATTGAAAGATGGGCAAAAGTTTGATTGGTTTGAAACCTATAAGAGTGAGCTGCTAAAGAACTTACCTAAAAACATCAAGCTATCAGACAAGCAGATATCATTATTGCTTGAAGATACTGAGTACTACCTTGAAATCGAAGGTTTAGATGCAGATGAAGAAACTGCAGTACATGGTGCAGCAATACAGGCTAAAAAGAAAACAGTAAAAGCACTCAATAATCTTAAAAACTGGACCATATCTAAAGTAAAATACGATATAAACAATCTTAAAAAAGCTACTAAAAAAGGTCTTGAAAATGCATACATAGATATTGCACATGCAATGCTTACAAGTCCATATCATATAGATGATGTACTTAAAACTATTGATTCACCTTTACTTCCTGGATTAGCCAACTTCTTTAAAAGAACAATAGCTGACTATAATGCAATACTTGATCGTAATAACGTAGATTCACAAAGAGCTCTTGAGGAAAGAAATAAGGCTGGTAGTAAAGGTATTAGTATTTCGGCAGTTGCAACTACAGGTCAAGCAGGAAGACAATTTACGAAACTTAAAACAGGCATTCCCTACTTAATAGACAATAAAAAATATAGTGATCTCACATTAACAGAAGATAAAGAAGGTAATGATATAAGCTATCAACTACAGCAACACCTTACGATAGCTGTAGATAATGCAAACGATCCTATAATGCTCTTCTTAATGGATAATGCATTTACTTCTGGTGTACGTAATGCCATTATATCTTTAGGTATTTCTCATGAAAGCATGAAGGGAGATAGTCTAAAAAAGATGTCTAAAGAAAAGGGTATTGACGTAGAAGGACTTGATGATCTTTTTAAATCAGCTAACGGTGATGCAGTTGTATGGGCTTCTTTCTTTTTAAATCAACCAATAATCAGAAAACTCTATAAAGAATACATAAACAAAGAAGGTACTCCTGGAAAACTATACAGAATTGCCAATAGTATATTGAGCAGTAAAATGAAAGCTGAAATTATAAATGCAACTGGAGATACAGAATTAGATAGCTTAGTAAATTACGTACAGTTGGATATCCCACTAAAAAGTGAAAAATTAATAGAAAACTTTAATAAGTCACTAGACGATAAAAGTGATGTTTTTGCCAAAGATCAATTACAAGTACTTGGGTTATTTTTACAATTGTTCACCACAGGAAATGACATAAGCAAAGTAAACAGGATATTAAATAGTGACAGAATCAAAGACTTTAATAATCCTGCAGGTATTGAAGCACATCTTGATCTTATAGATTACTTCGAAAAAAAGAAAATAATTACAGAAAGAGTTAGAGCAGTTGAAAAAGCAAATGTAAATATATACAAAGGAGGATTTGAAGATAAAGGTAAAGGAACTCCCCAGGGGGATGGTAAAGACAAAGCTATGCGTAAAATAGCAGACGGATTTATTGGAGAAGTTTCAGATAAATCCAAAAAATCAAGTACGCTTACTAGTCATACTAAAATTAATTCTGAAAAAAATAGATTAGAATACCCTGATTCTCCTACCGTATCTTATGAACCTTTTAATATAGCTCCTAAAGTAATAATGCTAGCTAGAAACGGGGCTTTAAAAGGAAAAGACCTAAGTTCTTCTACTTTGGGAATGATAAAATTATCTCATGAAAACGGTGCTAAATTTGTTGTTGGTGATATGCCTGGAGTGGATAGTCAATTTATAGATTATCTAAAAGAGATAGGTGCTAATTTTACTATTTATCATACAGGTAAAACACCTAGAATTAAAGTTAGTGTAACTCAACCACAAGTTAAAATGGAAACAGATGTTGAATACATACCCACTCGTGGTATTGATGACATCTCAAGTATACTTGAAGGAGATTATCCAATAGCAAATTCCTACATCAAGATGATAGGTACAGCTAAAGCATTAGTATCAAAATTTTTCCCATACTATGAATCTGGTTTAGAAGATGCAAAAGCAAATATCGCAAACGAACTTGCCACTGAGTCATTAACAATAGATCAAATAAAAGCTATCAATAAAGATGCATTCATGCACCTAATAAGTCAAAAGCAGGAAGGATATGCACCATCTCCATTTGCTCCATTGTTTTCAACACAATGGGAAAACAAATTGTTAACTGGAGACAATAATATTGCAGTACAATTCAGAAAACTAAGAAGTGAAATTGCTGATGCAGATCCAACGGATTCAATAAAAACATTAATGAACCCTGATACTGCAGAGTCTAAGTTTTTTAGTAAACTCGATGAGAATGAAGATAACACTGCAAAAGAAAAAACCACTAGTATTACAATGGATGGTCTTAGAACCATGCTTAGAAAAAGATTTAGTATCACAAAGAATGAAAAAGACATGATACGGAATAAAAGAAAACCCAAATCTTTGCTTCTAAGGACAAAAAGATCTAATGAATTTTCAAGAATAGGTAGTGAAAAGAATATCAAAATTGGAAATGAAATGTATACCATTAAATACAAAGGGGCTCATACATTAGACACAATAAAAACATCAAAAGATGTATTGATCAAAAAATTAGCATTAAAGAAAGCAGACAAAAGAAGACAAAAAGATTACAAGAACAATTATCTAGTAAAAAACTCTAAAGGGGAGAAATTTATCATTCAAAGAAAAACGTTCAAAAATTTCCTGGAAGGAACTGGAAAACAAATACACTTGTATGATATCTTTAGAACACCTCCAAAACAACAAAGAAAAATAGAAGAGAAAAAAGAAACTGATAGATATAGACATAAAACATTATCGTTCAATCAAGACTTTGCATATAGTAAAGAAGAAAAAGATACAATGACTCAAGGTTTTATGAATATGTTAACTCATGAAAATGAAAAAGTAAGAGAGTTTGCGAAGAATCTTGTATACTATCACATTTTATCCAGAGGATTTGATAATGGTGTAAACGCATTTATTGATATGATTCCAAATGAAGTGTGGGATGATCCAGGAATGTCTTTGCTATACAAGAAAGATGAAGAGGGAAATTTAGTACAAGAGCTAATCTCACTAAACGAATACATTAGAAAGCACCAGCTTAATTACTTCAAGGATCCTAAATTTTTCAAAACCTTCATTGAAGATTTTATTGCACATAGGAGTGCAACTCCATATTTAATTAGACAAGTAAAACTTAAATCTGGTGAGATCAAAAAACTAAATAATAACAAAAGTGTTAGTTTGCCACCTGATAGCAAATTAGGATTGTATCCTAAGTTTTACAAAACTTTACATCAAGGTAAATTTATGCTATTGGTAAGAACAGCCCCAGGTAAATATGTAAAGTTTAATTCTTATGATCCAGCTAATACAAGCGGTGAAATAAATGATATGTGGAGATTTCAAAGATTTAATATTGAAAGACTAAAAGACAAAAAAGATTTAACTACAAACAGCGATAGACAACAAGATCAAAATGAGAATTTTATCTGTGCATTTTAAAATAAGCAGTAATGGCAATATCATGTAAGCATCAAATAGATGCATTAAACAATAAAGGCAGACTTGTAAAAGAGGATAGTGCGTTATATAAAGAGTTAAATGATCTTCTAGGTAAAGAAGATCTTGCTGATCTTACGTACAATCAAATAAACAGTGATGAGTTTAAAGCTGAGTTTGGAAATTTTAGACTGTACTACAACTTTGACGTTATTCAAAAGAAAGAATTGAAAAGCGTATACACAGAAGAAACAGCAAAGTCAGAAGCACAAAGAATAAACAACATTTACGGAGAAAATAGTGCTGTGGCAATTAAATCTGGAGATAATTGGGATGTAACGTTAATATTACCTTCAGATAACTCAGTAACAAAAGCAGTTAACCGACAGGGTGAACCATTGATTTTTTATCAAACGGGAGAAAATACATTTACAACTAGTCTTGCTGAAGCAGGATTATATGAAACTCCTGAAGACTATGAAGGTACATTGCCAAGAGTTAAAAAAGGAGAAACTTTTCCATTATTCTTGAACATAAAGACAAAAGAAGATGGAGAAATTGAAGAAATGGGCGATCTTTTTGAAAACGTAAAAGCAACAATAAAAAATGAAGGTGTTGCCTATTTTGCAGCTACAGGTAAAGCAATTACGATAATTACTGAAGAAGAGATAAAAAAAGAAATAGAACTTGATGTAGACGCAACTGAAGAAGAGATAGAAAGAAATCGAGAATTAAATACACTTGCCCTTACGACAATAGAGTCTCTTGAAAAGAAACTTGAAATTATAAAAAGAAAAGAAGAGAAAAAGGATAAGAGTAAAAGAAGAGGTACGTTAGTAGGAAAATTATCTGAACAAATAAAAGAACTTAGAAAACTTAGATCGCTAACTGGAAATATAAATGATGAAAGTGTAGCAGAAAGAAATTTACTAATACTTCATAAATTTTTACAATTCGCAAAAGACTCAGTAGAAGCTGTAGATAAAAGAGTAAGTCTTATCGAAAAAGAGATCAAAAGTGGAAAACTTGAACCAAAGCAACTATTAAAAAGAATAGCTACTGCAAAAGATTACATGTCAGTATTTGATATGGCAACTGATATAGCCGACACCATAAAAGATCTTGAAGGAATTGTTAGCATTGACTTAGACTTAAGTGAAGAGAAATTAAGAACAGAATTTGTAGACCCTATAATGGGAAGCATTAATATGTTGAACGGTAAATACATCAGATTAGCTAAACCTATAATTGTTGACTTTTTAAGTAAATACACTGGTGACACTAAGCTTACAAAAAGAGACATTCATAATATGCTCACACACGTACATGATGATATTGATTATATAACATATTTAGCAGACTCTTTAGCAGATTCAACAGATAGGGTGTTAGCACTAGTTGATAAAGTGATCAAGACTGAAAAAGCAAAAATAAATTTTGAGATGGTAAGTTTCAGAAACACAGAAATGAAAAAGGTAATAAACGATCTCAAAAGATCACAATCTGTTTCTGCAAACAATCACGAAAAGTTCTACAATTTTATGTTAGATCGTGATTCAAAAGGAAAACTAACTGGAAAATATATAGAAAAAGATTCACAAAGGTATAAAAGCTTAACAGCAGCTCAAAAAGCATTTTATGATTTGTTTCATGAAAATTATCAAGAACATCAAAAAAGACTTGGTGCAGGGTTTCAAAGGAAATATTTTATTCCATCAATTTTGAAACCAGGAAGCGAAAGAGCATTTCAAGACGTAAGGGGAGTTTCATCAGCAGTTAATGCTGCAGCTAAATCAATGGGAGACTTAGTAAAAAGAAGAGAAGATGAAAAAGACTACATAGAAGTTTATACAGATGAGCAAGGTAGAGAATTTAAATTTATTCCTATAAAATACACCTCAAGGATAAGTAGAGAAAAAGATAAAGGAGTTAATCCAGATGATATATCTCTGAATTTAGAGGAAAGTCTGCAAATGTTTATGACAATGGCTAAAAATTATACAGCAATGACCAGCGTTGTAACAGAAATTATGGCAGTTCAAGATCTTGTAGCTGTAAGAAGAGTTACTCAAAAGAAAGGAACTAAACAAATGGTTACTGGTACTTTTAGTAAATTAATAGGTGGTGAAGAAAGAAAAGAAGTTACTGAAGCAGGAATTACAAGTAATGCTTACAAACAATTGAAAACATATCTTGATATGCAAATGTTTGGTGAGCGAAAGAAAGATGAAGGTAACTTATTATTTGACTCATTAGACAAAGCAAAAACTCTTGACCTGCTTGGTAAATATACATCTCTAAGATCACTTGCAGCCAACCTGTATTCAGGTATCAACAACGTATCTGTGGCAAACGTAATGAACATGATCGAAGGAGCTGGTGGACAGTTCTATGAAAGAAAACATTTACGACAAGCTAAAGCAGATTACGCTAAGAACATATATGGATTTGTAAAAGATGCGGTATCAGAGTTTCCAGAGAATGAAATAAGCATATGGATGGATTCATATGATATCTTTCAAGAGTTCGATCAATATGGTAATAAGCTACCATCAAAATCTCTTGCTAGACGTTTAGCAAGTAAAGTAACCTATATTATGCAAAGCTCTGGAGAGCACATGATACAGACCGAAGTTGCTTTAGCAATGGCTAGAAGTCATAGAATTATAAACAAGCCAGGATCGAAAGATGGAACAATAATGAGCTATCAGGACTGGTTAATCGCTAATCCAGATAAACCAAATAACAAACAAAGTAAAAAAGAATTCGAAAGCTACCCAACAGTAAAAGATTCTATAGGTGTAAAGGACGGAGTATCGTGGACACAGACAAAAGACGGAGTAAAAATTACTCAGGAACAAATGATCAGGTTCACAGAACGAATCAAAGGTGTTTACCAATACCTACATGGTAATTACTCTAAGAATGATGCAGCTGTATTGCAACAAAAAGCATTTGGAAGACTTCTTATTTTATTCCGTAAGTGGCTAATGCCTGGATGGAAGAGAAGATGGGGTAAAGATACATATGATAATAGAGATGTATACAATGAAAGATTAGGTGCTAACACTGGAGGATATTATGTAATAACTTACAAATTTCTTAAACAGTACATAACTGAGGTAAAAGGAAATGTACTTGCAATGGGAGTGCTTAAAGAACAATGGAGCGCATTACCTGAATGGAAAAAATCAGCAGTTAAAAAAACAGTAGCTGAATTCGCAATAGGTGGAGCAGTAATGCTATTACTTACACTTTTAGGAAGTCTTGAAAGTGATGATGAAGATGATTGGATGAGATCAATGTTAGTATATCAGCTGCACAGGCTTGATTCAGAAATATCTTTCTACAGAAATCTAGGATCAGGAATAGAAGTATTACGATCTCCTTCAGCTGCTATGAGTACTATAGGAGCAGTAGGAAAAGCATTTAAGACTTCATTTGGTCCAGCATTTAACTTTGGAGAAGACTGGATGGAATATGAAAAGTATGAACGTGGTAAACATAAAGGTAAAACTAAAGCAAGTGTAGCACTTAAAAAACTAGTACCTATCACAAGTCAGATAGAAAGAATGCTTACACCATATGATGTTGCGAAATATTTGGAAAGTTTATAATATTGTCCTACATTAGTAGTCGATTTTCTAATTTCTGTTTTTCATAATTAATAATTTCTGATTGTTAATTGTTTTGATTTGATTTATAATTTGCTCATCTAGCAAGCCCTCTACCGCCAGGTAGGGGGTTTTTTCTTAAATAGCAAATAAAAAAAAAGTAAACGGCCCCTAACGTATTAGTTCAAGCACTCCAGGTCATCGGTGGGAAATGCAACGAATGGACACCAATTATCGTCATTGATGGACCATAGTGTATCGTATCCTTTACTACACAACATCTCAACTGAATACTCCCGTTCTCTAATCTGAGCCATGACATGAAAATAAGCCAATGCTTCACTACATTGCTTATCTGCTACAACGGTTTCTTTTTCAAACATATCACTAATATAAAAAAAAGAACAAGATAACATCCAGATCATGATTTCTCATTCTCATAAAGCTTTACAACAACATACCACTGTCTCATCAATACTATCATAAACGACATAGCAATTGCTATCTCAAAGTATAATGGAAGGATTACAAGAAATAGCAACACTATTCCGCCTAAACATACTATGTGAAGCAATAGTAATCTGTAGAAAGCTTCATGATTACTTAATAACCATCGAAATAAATCCATCTTGTTCTTTTTAAAAGTTAGATAAATTCTTGCTCATTTCATGATTAAGTGCATGCGTATGTTCTTGTTTGTATTCTTGCTTATATTCAGAAATCAATGTCTCATGGACATTAAACTTGTTCTTTTTAAATTATATACCCCAATTGATACAGCTTTCAGCCCCGTTATTCTGGGTAATTATATCATTGGTTTTGCTAAAGTGTTTACAACCCCTAAATGGCGTTGTAGTATTCAAGGGACTGGGATGTCCAGCCTCTAGAATATAGTTCATCTTTTCGGAAATGTATTGCTTGTAGTCTTTAGCATGATTGCCCCATAATAAATAGATCAATCCTTGCTTCTCTTCACGCAATAAACGAAATACTTCCTTAGTAAAACTTTGCCAGTATTTCTTATGACTACCAGGTTTCTTCTTCTCAACAGTAAATGCTGTATTTAACAACAACACACCCTGTTTAGCCCAACCTGAAAGGTCATAATTACTTGCTCTGTCAAGATTAAGGCCATTATAGCAATCATCTTCTACCTCCAGTAGTATATTAGCAAGAGATTTAGGACATTTTGTATTACGGGAACCACTAAAGGCTAACCCATCTGCAGATCCATCGTGATACGGGTCCTGTCCTACTATAACAACTCTTACTTCATCAAATGGAGTGAGCTTAAACGCCCTAAAACAATCTTCAAATGAAGGATAAACAATACTAAATGTTTTCTTACCCTTAATTGCTTTGAAATTATTTACCATTTCCTCTGAGGATAGAAAAGGCCAGAGTAACTCTAGCCATTTCTTATCCATTATTTTTTCAAATGCTTCTTTATTCATATTCGACATTTGGTTTAATTATTTTTTTGATCTTATACTTCTCCAGATACATTTCTTCTTCCAGTAATGGAGGATCATGTAACTCTGCAGCAGGATCGATCTTAATTATATCTGATTCCCTCTCTACAATACCTGTAAGCTTCGTTTCCAGCTTCTCCCGAAACTGTCTTGTCTTCCACAGAATACCATATAGATCAGATGTTCTTGGAGCATTATGAAATGTCAATATTTGTTCTTTGTATTTAATATGGAATTTGGAATACTTACCATTCATAAAATGTACATATTCATCAAATAGATGTTCTGGTATCTTGAGCACATATAATACATGAAAAGAATCTACATCATACATCTTAATGAATAATTCATTATTCTGTATTTTCTTCTCAAAACTACTATACTGCATACTCTTAGAAAATCTATACAATAAATAGACACACGGTAGATCACAACCGTGATCCAGGTATATATCACTCTCCGTACTAACAAAACAATTAACAAAGTGCTTAGACCACATAAAATAACTCCTGGTTTCCCCTATAGTCGGCATTAGAAAATAACTAGCCTTAGTTAGTTTCGATGCATGTAATAAAAAATCAGGATCTGCATTTTCAATGTAACTAATTTTGAATGGTTCTTTCCCAAGACTAACCTGACTACCCCTCTCTAAGATAAATGACTTGTCATATATCAACTTTACAGTCTCATCATCATCGTTGAGAAGAGCTGTAGGTTTTATTCTCATAGAACTAACTGAAACAGATCTTGCATTAAGTGGAGTCAGTATTACAAACTGATTTGTCCCTGTCTTTAGTGTAGTTCTCTTCATTACATTAGTTTGCAGAATTATTAGAATCGGGTTTAGTAATATTAGCTAGAGTCTCGAACAGATCACCTACCATTTCCTGTGTTGGAACTGGAAGATTTATATTCGTACCATCATTTCTGAAATTATCAATAACAGTAACACCGTTATTTTGATATACCTCACGATGATAATCCCACTTATCTGTCTCTCTGTGCCATATAAGATCCTTTATCAATTGACGATAGCCCTTAACTTCCTTACCAAATGTAGTAACTCCACCATGCTCGCCTGTCATAATATCCTGTGTGGACATCTTGTAGATCATAGGAGGATTTATATTAGCCTGTTCTGCAACAATGAATTCTGGATTCATTACTGTATAATCAGGAAATACATTTCTTAGGAAATTAGTTGCTGCACGAAAATAGAAAGAACCTTGACGGAAGTATCCAAACTTCATATAGCTTGAGCTAAATGAATAAACACTTTGTCCAGTAGTTTTGATATCGAATACTCGAATCTCTTTATTCTTATGATCGATAATAAGAAGATCAAGTAACGCCTTACACGTTATTGTTTCATCATCTACTTTGTAGTCAAATACAATAGGTAATTGCCACCATCTCTCATACTCATCTCCACTAATAAAGATTTTGGTAAACTCATTGTTATTCAAGCTTTCAACTACAGCTACTATAGATTCAAACTCTTCTTGTTTAAGAATCTCTTTACCGTTTGAATCAAATAGCTCATTGAAATAGCTGCTACCTGCATCAACAACTTTCTTTACAAGCGTTTCAGGTTTCCAGGATTGACCATACTGCTGATAAGCCGCATGCTCTAATATCTCATTAGAAAAATCAGAGAGCTGTGAAAAAGCATGAAGAGAATCTGCTATATCAATTTCATTGTATACTCCAGTAACGATCTTTTGAATTGTTTCTGAAGGTGGTTCGCTTATGCTACTCACATAATACCTTTCTTGAAACTCACTGGAATCCTGTGTAATCATACAATCTACAGCACTACCGAATCTCATAGCTGCAGTAGGTTCCTTTTCTACAGCCTCAAGGTTTTGTTTGTACAATAACGGAGAATAAGAAAGGTCATTCAGTCTTGAAACAGAAATTGCATCAGTTCCTCGAAATTGTTCAAATGTTAGAAATTTCATTTTATTTGCCATAATATAAAAAGGGGAGCATTACACTCCCCTATAGTTAAGAATTAATAATTAAATTACAATGCATTGAGCTCATTAAGCTCGTCTTCTCTCACTTCTTCAAGTTCACCAAATTCTTTGATGATCTCTTCACGCATCTTAATCCACTGAGCATCAGTTAAAGCAGCGTATTCTGAAGAATGGTAAATAGAACCATTAACTCCAGCAAATGAAGAATGAACAAAGTATTGCAAACATCTTAATGCTCCATCTCCATCAGTATGACAGTTAGGAATAGCACCAATATGCATAGGATCTATGAATACATTGTGAGTAACTCTATCACCAGTCTGATAACCTCTTATGTAAGATAGTCCACCAACATGCAAACCTTTAACACAAGAAGCATCATTATTTGTATTCACATAAGACCAATCTGGTAATCTATGTGTACAACCTACTTTGATAAAATGACCTGGATCTTCATAACCATTATCACCTTCGCAATAGAATGCATCTCCGCTGTCACCCATAAGAGCAGGTTTAAATACTCGCTTTTCTACATGCTCTGGTTCATCATAGCTTACAATACCTGTATCAGAATCAATAACTTTATTGTATCTTGAAACAGTTATTGGATTACCATCTTCATCCAATGCAAACTTCTCGGTAACTTCTGTAGATACCTTATATGTGCACAACAATCCCTCTTTGGTAATCTTTACCTGTAGAACCTTTGCTCTTTCTTCAGCAAGATCTAGTGTTATACCATGTTCTTCTACAAGCTGTTCTTTTACCTCATCATCCATGAACAATGCATTAACATAATTCACTACTCTATCAGAGAAGTCAAGCTGACTAGCTGTATTCTTTCTTCTAAGAACAGGGTTTCTTAGCCATCTGGTCCAGAACTTTATCAAAGGCTCTGGATCGATACCTTTATCGATAGAATCCTTTATTCTTTCGACGAATGACTTAGGCATAGCTACGGAGCTTACCTTGTCACCAACCTTAAGATGAAATTGACCTGTTGCTTTATTCACATAGATGTTAGGGTATTCAGACTCAATAATAGTTTTGAAGTCTTCTTTTGCAAGTTCTGCAAAATCCTCAAGAATCTGGTTGATCTCATCAACACTTGATGCGTTGAGAGAAGCTTCTTCCAGCTCTTGCATTTTACTCCAGCGTTCCTCATTAAAAGAAACACCGAAGTTGGTGTTCCCATAACTACCTGTTATGGAATCACCAATTCGATTAATTGAAATATATGACATTTAGTTTTAGTTTTCTTCGTATGCATACTCTGCGTCTTCAACTTCTTCTTGATCGGTAGTTTCAAACTCTGATGTTTCCTCAGTAGCTTCTTCTTCCGTATCAAGAGTAAGATCGTCTACGTATTTCACCTCGTAGTTTTTCTTTAAACTCTTACCTTTTACCATTCCAAAAGTAATTAAACCATCCATAACTTCAGATGATGTAATTCCAAATCTCTTGGCGATTTGAGCATTAGTCTGACCTAGACCTTTGTAAGTTGCCAATGCTCTTTTTGTAACTTCAATCGTTTTAATTTTTGAACTCATGATTTATATTTATTTGTTATTAATTTACGGTTTATTTAACTGATTTCCAAACGTTTAGACAATAAAATGTCTTTTACAAGAACTTCTTGTTCATTAGAAATATCTTTAGAATTTGATAAAAATTCAACATTATTCAATAATGGACCTACCTCTTCAGCATATTCCAACAGCTCCTGTAGAATATCATATATTTCGATATCTACAGCTATTGCATTCTTTGCATCATCTATAGAGAATAACTGCATTGATCTCTCTGCTATAGCTTCAGGATCATTTGGATTATCCTTTACGAATAATTGAAAGTTGAAAACCTTGTCAAAGTATTCCATTATTTCATCTTTCATTTCTGTAGTAGAATATGAATACCATCCAAATGCATGCTGATGTTGGTCATAGAACTTTATTAACTTCTCATACTTTTCTGAAAGATCAGAATTGAATACTTCAAAATTTCTAAACATCTTAAGATTGTTCAACTTATCGGATATCAATCTGGCAGTATGCCAGTTTACTAATTTATTATCCATCGTAATTGTATCGTTTATCATTATCTTAAAGAATCTATCAATATGTAGAAACTCATTCAAATACTTCTTATTGATATTACTTATCTTAAGAAACTTGTATGGGTTTTCAGAATCTGTATTAGGTTTAAATGTATCCCAGTTTTCAAATTCATATTGACTCTTACCTCTAACTACAAAATGAGCAGCAAAGCATAACTTCTTATCATCTGCATTATGACCATAATAAATTATGTCTTCACTCTGTTGTAGCTCTGGAATTTTGATATCTGTCATTTTCCAATGATGAAATCTAGAATCATAATCATCCTTACTCCATTGAGTATTCTTCCAATAACGTACAATATACTTTACGGGCATCTTATTCTCAAGCTTACGTAATTCTGCAGGAGTTAACTCCTCATGTTCTGCAAGCTTACCCTCTTCCTCATCACGATCGTCTATCTTTTTCTGCCAGTCTTCGGGAACTTCAAGACTATCGTAATCTTTATAGAGCTTTGATTTAACAAGATATTCATATACAAGATCTCTACGTTTAATGTAATGCTTTTTCATTTTAGCAATATCACTATCGTTTGCATCATCACTAAGATCTTTTACATTGAACTCCTTGGGTATTTCTCCCATCTCAATCATAGTAAATTGACCCATAGTTTGAATAATATATTCATCCTTGTATTTACTTGTCGAACCTTTCTTATAGAATAACCTTTCAGTATTAAGATCCCACCAAACCTCAACATCATCTCTTGTTACAACTGTTTTCTTCTTACTTCTATCAAAGTGAGAATTTACTCGTCTTATGTTATAAGACCAAAACAATTCTTTAACGTTAGTATACTTTAATAAAGGTTCAGGTTGAAACGCTGGTTTTAGTTTAGACTTATCTATAAGCATAGACATTCTACCTATAACACTTGACCTGTCAACATTACTGATCACAGTTCTACATTTTTCCAACCACTCAATAAAGTCATCTTCTACAAGCTCTTTAGCTACAAGAATACTTGCCTCATTAACCACGTCCTGTAGTTTCTTCAACAAGAATTCTCTTGTATGATCATCCCATATCACTGACTCTCTTGACGGAGTAACCGATACACCATCAATAAGAACCGTTTCCTCACCAGTGATTTCATCACGAACTGTAGAACGTATAGGACATTTGATACCAATATTACCCTTGAGATTCTCCATCTCAAGCTGAGTAAAATCAATATAACCGTAACATACACCCGTAGTATCAAATGAATCATCACCTTTTACAATGACTACATGTGGTTTACTAAATTGATGATTGTTGGAGATAATGATATTGTCAGAATTGTAAATAACATCCGCAAGAAAGTCAACACTTTCACTTGCTTCTTCATTTTCATACCTATAGTCAAATGTAACATTATTGAAATACAATAGCTGAGATCTTACAGCATTCTTGATATTACTTCTATGATGTCTTTTACAAAAGACAGTTACTTTGGTATAATTCTTATCATCAGTATTCTCATAATACACTTCAGTACCATCAGAAAGTATGATGCATTCATTATTCTCTCCTGTGTTTAGATTGAATTTACCTATCGCAAAATCTGTCTTATATGCATAACAATTGAAGATAAATTTTCTTCCATTGTGTACAGTTTCTATTCTATAATAGTCAGATCTCATTGATAGTGCAACCTTTGCACCTAAACCCCATGCACCAAGAACAGCTTTGTTATTTCTCTTGGTTGAATAACCTAAAGAGATAACACCTTCTATTCTTGAATCACCAATACCCACACCAAAATCTTTAATTGTGAGTGTATCACAAAATCCCACACCTTCATTCTCTGTGTATTGTATTTCAACATGGTTGTTTTCCATATCAAGATGATTCAGGTCATAGTATGAAGGATCCCAATTACTATCCTTATACTTTTCACCGTCTCTCTCGATAAAATATTTAGATGGACTTGCTTTATCTCGCAAGATATCTATAGCAATGTTCTTCTCACGCTGAGAATCTACTGCATTGGAAGCCAGCTCTCGAACCGTACTTTCCTCTGGCTTTTGATATTGCGTTGCCTGCAAAATATCAAATACCATACGCTTTGCACCAGAATCGATTTTCTTAGCAAAGCCTTTAGTCCCCTGTGCGGAACTAACTTCGATTTCCTGTATTGCCATTTTTGATTTTCTATTTTTAATTTACTTTAATCCATACTCCAGGATTTTCCTTATCGTAGGTATACCACTCACCTTTTACTTTGAAAGGCATTGGTATAAAATGGTCCATATCATCATCCTTAATAAAATCATGTGCCACAAGCAAATCAGCAATAATTTGCACCATATTATGGAAATCAAATTTATGCTTGGTTGCTCTGACAAAATGAAAAGATATAATCATATCGCCCTTAGACTTATCAACAAGTGATTTAAACTCGTCTTTGAATTTTGCGAATTCATTATCTCGTCTGGCATAACCCATGACTTCTTTTTTAGATACTGAATAACGCTGAATCCCTAGACTGTGTAGATACTTCTTAACTGTCTTTGACGCAAATATCCCATGCTTGGTTTTTATTTTGGAATTCTTAGATGATGGAACATTACCTGGAATGAAAATTGCATTCCGTACTTTCATATTATTGAATCAATTATTTCTTTCAATTCTATAATCCCATTGTTTTTAACAAAATCACTTGCATCTTTAGACCCATACTCTGGCGTAAACATTATAGGCTGAATGCCATATAACTTACGCATCTTCTGTGAAGATAACATTCCCATGCGATCGTAGTCGTAATTTGATATTACATACGTAAATCTTTCAGAGAGCTGTTCTATGATCTGTGTATTTGGTATTACGCTTTCTGCCTGTGGGGCAATAGCAGGAACACCTAAACTATCATAGACCATTACGTCTTTTAAGCTTTTTGTTATAATTACAAACTCACCGTTCTCTGGCAGTTGTGCCCATCCCTGGATAACACTTTGAGAACAATTGGTAAGCCATTTGTATTCTTCAGAATAAGGCTGATAGATCTTGTACATATAGTTCCCAAAATGGTAACAATATACAGGATGATCTTTTCTATATCTGAACCATCGATTATTTACATTTACTGCAGAGACGGGACTAACACCAAACTTATTAAGAATACTCACTGAAATACCATATGGCTTCCAGTAATCTCTGTCTGTTGTTGAATTCCACTTTCTTCTGCACACACGTATTTTACAAGGAACATGTAGCTTTGAAGCATCTACTCCCGTAGTTACTCCCACATAGCCCTTGGTTAAATCCTTTTCAAAATTATCTGGATTCAAGCCAAGCTGGAAATCATTATCTATGATCTTCAAACATTGTCCAAATGAAACTGCATACAGTCTCATAACAAGGTCAAAACAACTACCTGATTCGCCTGTACCGTGGTCTTTGTACATTATTTTACGAATCGTATTAGGACTGTAAAATATGTCAAATGATGGATTTTTATCTTTTCTGAATGGAGATGATATAGTACCTATTTTAAACTTACTACCTATATAATAGCTAAAGATATCGTATTCCGATATCCGCTTCAATATTTCAACAGTAGTAAGATCTTTTACATCTTTGGTACTATACATATTATTGAAAATAAAAAAGGGGAGAAGCACTAATTCTCCCCTTTTCGCTGATTAACTGTAAAAATTAGAAAGGGGCATCATCTTCTGCTGCTTCTTCAACCTCGCTAGAGATCTCAACATCAGCAGTAGGAAGAGGCTTCCAATCATACTTGTTAGTTTTATCTAAGACCAGCTTAGTTTCTTCATCACTTACAGGATCGTATTCTGCACCTTTCTTAGTAGCTTCTGCAAATGTTGGTAATCCAATACCTGCTTTCCACCAGCTACCTTTGTTGCCGTCTACTTCCTCACCTGTAAATTTAACTCTACAGGATTTACCTCCAAGCAATGTGTCCAATGCTGAACCATAGTCTTCAAGATTATCTGCCTCAATTGCATCGATCTTTTCTTCTGTAACCATCTTTGTTGCAAGATGTTTGATCTTTTGTATAGATCGTGCAATAGCTCGTTCACTCATATAAAATCGGATCTGTGCAGTTTTCTCATCAACATCTTCAAATGTTATCTGAACATAAGAAGCACCTGTTTCTGAGTCTACGCCCTCAATGCCTGCAATTCTAACTTTGTGAACTCCTGGTTCGATGTATTTACTTACGAACGTTCTTTCTGCTGTACCAGCTGTTGTGTACATAAATTCAAATTTAAAAATTAATAATTACTATTTACTCGTTGATGTATAAATTTTCTTCCACGAAAACTCAATGTTCTGTCCTCTCAAATGATCACATCTAGAGCCACAGTTCACCTCATCTGCAGATTGAAAATTAATATACAGTTTCTCATCAGTACGATAAAGATAACCTATAGCATCTGCTTGTGCACATACAATACGTTTCAATTTACCCGTAAGATCTAAATCTTTTGCATTAACTTCTTTACCTTTCTTCTCGATCATCTTATCCAATAAGTGACCTACAAGAATAATATGTGGAGCAAGTGTGTAGATTTTATCAAGCCAATCTTTCATAGCTGACCTTAACCACATATAACCTGCACCGTTTGGTAAAGTCAAAACAGAGTTCCATTTACTTCTAGGTAAAATATTACCCTTGTTATCTCTGTTAAAATTCTTACCCTGGACTGAGCTCATGTACATACTTGTACCTTCCCACTCACACCATTCTTCCAACTTGGTAACCGTGTCAATAGCCACATACTTATATGGTTTACCCTTTTCGTGAATAGCTTTACCTATTTCATCCAGATAGTATTGATTCTTCTCTTGCCTTTCAGCCAAAGCTTTATCAGATTCTACAGGTTTTTTCAAACCTATTACCTGAACTCGCATTGAATCAAGATACTTAGTACCGTCTTCAAGGTCTATTATCAAACAATCATCCAACTGACTTAACACAGTTGTCTTACCTACTTTAGGGGGACCATAAAAAAGCATAATGTGTGGATCAACATACGTTGCCGTCATCTTTTTTGTTGGTAGTTTAATCTCCATATTCTACTTTGTTTTTTCATTTATAATTTCAGCTGAAACCTCATCAGCCAATTCTTTTTTAACTTTTCTATTGCCGCATAGATATTTTTTATCAGGATCTTTTGCAGCGTTCTCCTGAATTAATCTTCTAGCTCTGGATATCACAGGAATAGAAGGAACCTCTCCTTTTACAACTGCTTTAAGATAATCCTTCAGGGACAAGTCCAAATAATTCATAAGTGGATTGTTCTTGTCTAACTCTTGAACTAAATAAAAATAAAGAATGTTGTCGTCGTCTCTTGACCTAGGGTGATTTTCCAATATGTCAAGAACTATATCTTTAAATTTAGTGATTTTACGTGCCATATGCAAATTTTAAAAGTCATCAGTTGACCACTTAACTTTCTTTTTTGGTTCAACTTCAAGGACTTGATTATGTTTTAAATTATTAACCATCTGAGCAATAATAGGATCACCGTCACGTACCTTTAGATAATGCCAGTAAATGAGATCTTTAGTTGGTAGCTTATCAGGTCCATACTCCCTAATGCCAAGCATTTCTGGACGATGACTAACCAATACCACATCTGAATACTGATACAATGCATCTGCACCGAAGATATCTGTCTTCATTGGATAATGCATATCTGTATTCTGTATACGATCTACAGTCTCTATAGTCCTATTTAGCTGAGAAACAACTATAAAGGAACTCTTTACTCTTTTCTTAACCCTATTAAAACGAAACATTAGGTCATATAATGTTTCTTGCTGATTCATCTGTGCCATTTTCTTAACAAGAATACTGTGGTCTAATGTAACCAATACACCCTTGTATCTATTTTCAGGCATTTCATTGAATGCATATATGGCTTCTTCTATCTCTTTAGTAGTACCAGGCATATCAACATAGTTCACTGCCATATTTTCAATTGACTCTACATATTTCTGAGCTTCTGCATATTCTTCATTTGTAATATTAGAATGTACATCCATCATATCTGCAGAATACAATTGCTTCATAGTCTTATTCAGCTTGGCTGATATCTTTCTACCAACCAATCTTCTTGCAACCATCTCAAAGTTAAATGACAATACAGCAAAGTCCTCTTTAGGATTTA